GTGAGATGTCCAATGTCTACAAGTTTCCAAACTTTTCTGCTGAGGCACCTGATTCATTCAGTCTTTGCCTCCTGGATTGCGCGCGACCAGCGGTCGAACGACGAAGCCCCTACCCTGGTGCTTTTGATCTCACCGCTTGCGTTGCAGCATGCCGCTCTTGGCTGGACCATGGAGTCTGTTTACCAACGGATGACGAGTCTCGCTCAGAGTGGTTTGGTGCTGGAAACGTTCCTTTGTTCCACGGCGACGGAAATATCCCTTTTGGGCCATTTTCTATTGCTTCGGATCCAAGGGACTGGCTCTTGGGAGTGGTCGGCTATTTTGCCACAGTCCTTGGAGCCCTTGTTGATGGCCCAGGCCGACGCCTTTTCGGCGACCTCGCACCTACCATTGGTGTGGGCTTCGTCGCCACCGTCGGGGTCGTTGTTGGAGCTATTCTTGGATATCTCGGTGTCCAATTCTTGGTCACCTGTGTCCGATTTGCGCACAACTTCGTCTACTACGCCTACTACCGTCACCAGCTTACTTCTCGCCTTGTCACCCTTGGATGGTCCGACTTCTTCGGATCAACAGGAGTCTTTCGAGGACTTGTTAGAGCTTTACGACGTGTAGAGGACGTTCCCCCCGCCGTTAGGGAGTTGCCTGTCGAGGCCCATGAACTTAAGTTCGATGCCCGGGGACCTTATTTCGCCGTCACCATTGGTGGCGAGAAGTTGATCGTCCGGGTGTCGCACGGGAGCGCTTCTGCAGCCTTTGGGCTCAGTCAGTTTTCCCTTCCCCCAAAAGATTTAGGGGGAAAGGAGGCTGTGCTCCTCGGTTCACGGACCCCGGTGACGGCAGAAATGCCGGCTTACCAGGTCACCGTGCAAGTTGGAGACGTGGCCCACGGACAAGCTGTTCGTGTGTCTGAAGGTAAGTTGCTCCTTACCCGGCATCAGTTTGATGTCATGAAAGAGCAGCCGAATGGTGACGTGTCGTTGTCGAACGGCAAAGTCAGACTCCCATTGTCGGCCTTGCGGGTAGCTGATAGTTTGTGCGACAGTGCGGACTTGGTGGCCCTCAAGATCGACCCCGGGGTCTTTTCGGCGTTGGGCGTTAAAGTCGCAAAGTTAGGTTTCGCTACCCCGGGACCTTGCTTGATTTATTCGCGCAACGAGCTCGGTCAGTCGATCGTGTCGATAGGTCGTGTTGGGAAATCGGTAACTAAGAAGACCGGAATCCTGGCCCACAACTGTCACACGCAACCCGGATCGAGTGGCGCTGCAGTCGTCCAAGATGGCCACGTCGTGGCCATCCACACGGGAGCAAACCCGGAGAAAACGGAAAACCAGGCGACCTCGCTTCGGTATTTCAAGACGGTGCTTGTTGGGAAGAACCCGGAGTCGTACTTCGAGGACAGCAAGTTCGATCTTGATGCCGAGAACGAGCGCTTGCTCGAGAAGTTGCAGTCTTATCAAGTCGCAAACTCGGCGGACCGTGACAAGTTCACCGCAGCTGACGATTTGTGGGATGAAATCGAGCGCCTTCGTTATGGAGGCGGTGTTTACGACTCGACGGAAATCGAAGAGCGCCTCGCCAGGATCAATCTTGGCGAGGCCACTGAGAAAGACGTCAAGGAGTACTTACACAAACAATCAGGCATTGCGTTCGCCTCGAAGAAGAACGTCGCCAAGGGCAGGGAATCATCCGATATAAAAGAGGGTGGATCACTGACTTCGGGGACTACTCCTTCGAAGACAACGGCGAAGTCCACCCCGAGGGTGTCGGACTCCAGTACGTTGGACGAACCCGTTCCATCCGCACGACCGGAAAGAAAGAGGAAGGCCCCGTCCTCCAGCGAGCAAGGCGAGAGCGTTGCGCTGCTGAAGGAGATGCGGACCCTGTTGGACGAGCAATCGACCAAACTCTCAGATTCGGTCACCCGGATCGCGGAGCTCGAGCAGAGCTTGAAAGTCTCCTCCTCCAAGCCTCCACCTACATCCCAGCCCAAGAACGTGAGTTCCACACCGAAGCCCTCGAAAGGGCTTTCGGCGAAGCCGTCGAAGGCTACGTGAAAACGTCGGTGCCGCGTGGGTTTGAGGGTAGCGTGTTGAGTGTAGGAAGAGATGATGTGCGAGGTTTGTTTTCTAGGATGAAGAGAGACTCCGGTCCAGGGCACCCCTGGATTGGATTAGGCGCGACGAAGGGTGCCATCATTGACAACCATCCCGAGTTGTTAATTGATGCAGTGTTGGAGACGCTTCAATTGTGGGTCGATCGAGCCGAGGGGGATCTCCCCCAGGATCCGGTCGAACTCGTTGAACAAGGTTACGCGAGTCCAATGAGAATCTTTGTAAAAGGAGAGGCTCATGGAGCGGACAAGGTAGCCCAGAGGCGTTGGAGGATCATCATCATGGTCCCAATCCACATCGTGCTAGCAGAAATGCTTATCTTCGGCACGCAAAATGAGGAAGAAATCGCCCACTGGGAAACCAACCCCTCCAAACCTGGGTTGGGTCTCGCGGATGATGCCCACATCAAATCCGTTTGGGACGACATCCAAGAGAAGAAGATGATCAATGGCGTTGCCGAAGGCGACGTCTCTGGTTATGACTTTTCTCTTTGTGAGTTGTTCTTTAAATTCGACGCCCGTCGAAGGGTCTACTTGGCTGGTGCGGAACCGGGCAGTTTGTTTTCACGAGCTGTTTATAACGCCCACCATGTTCTTTGTCGTTCGGTTTTCGCCTTAAGCGATGGCCGGATGTTCAAACAACTTGAACCCGGAGTGATGAAATCTGGACGTTACGTAACGTCATCCACCAATTCTTTCATCAGAGTGTTCCTGGCTTTTGTCATTGGAGCGCGCTGGTGTGTTGCTATGGGTGATGATTCTTTGGAGGATCCTACGAGCGATGCCATCGCGAAGTACCGTGAACTTGGGCTTAGGCTTAAGTTCTACGAGGAATGTGATGACGCGTTCGAGTTTTGCTCCCACACGTTCGTGGATGGAAAGGCGTATCCGTCCAAACCCGGAAAGATGCTCTATAACCTGCTGGGGCAGGGCGGCGACTTCACCAAGAAGTTTCTGCTCTTCCAACAGTGGGCTTTTGAGATGCGTCACCACCCGGACTATGAAGTCTGGGCTGAGGCCATTGCGCGCTGCGGGTGGGCGGCGCAAAAGGATGGCAAACAAGAAGAACAAGAGCAAGCGTAAAGCGACGATGAAAACCGCGAAGAAGCAAGCTCGGTCTCGCCCGAAAAGGCGTAAAACTAGTGGGGGTAATTCCCTCGGTAACCTTGCTCACAAGATTTGCTCCATCACGGATCCTTTCTGTAATGGAGCCATTGGTTCCAAGTTGCCCGACTCGACGACTTCTAAGACTTTGTCTTGGGACGCTGAGATGTGGCTCAACTTGAACACCAATGCTGATGGGCATTCGGCTATCATTTTCGGCACTGATCCTTCTGCCGCGTACGCCTATTCAGCCACTTGGAATGGCACTACGAATGAGATGTTGACCTCCAGCGCGGCTTTTCCGCTGCCTGGGTGGTCTGACTTTTCTACCGCTAGTCCCAATTGGCGCGTTGTTTCTTTTGGTGTGGAAGCGTATTCAACGCTTTCTGCCATGGACAACGCTGGCTATTTAGGTGTTGCGGTGGTTCCTGCTGAAGCTGAATACATCCCCGTCGGGATGAATTTGGATTCCGCTTCCAACTTTGCCAACAACGTCAGGGTGCCTATGCGTAATGGTGAGTTGACTGCCGTCTCTCACCACGACGCCGTCGAACAAAAGAAGTTTAAGGACTCCGGTCACACATTGGCGCAAGCCATGTTTACCGGCGGTGCTGAAGCAATCGTTGTTTACGCGTCCGGGACTGCTGTGTCTGCACCTGTAGCACAGGTCAAGGTCACGTATCACTACGAACTCATCTTTCCTAAGACGGGCATCTTCAATTCTTTGGCCACGCCTGCGGCGCTCGAGGACTCTAAGGCACTAGCCGGTAACGGTTATGTGTCTAAAGTCGTCGAACAAGTGATCCAGGGTGGCAAGGCTGAAGTCGAGAAACGCACCATGGCTGCGGCCTCGATCTTCGGTCGCATGCTTGTCCAGGGCGCTGCTGGCGCTGCGGGGGCTTACTTCGGTGGGCCCACGGGCGCCATTGCAGGGGCCCAGATGGCAGGCATGATTATGGATGTTGATTAGTACTGAAAACGCTCCTCGCGTAGAGGGCTCAAGCTCGAGCTTAAATGAGCATTTCATCCCCGGTGAATCGCAGTAACCGGGGAATAAGGTGAACAAAGAAATGAGAGGATAATTCTACCTTCTGTTCTGAAAGACCCGCCTTGACACGCGAAACAACGTCCGGGTTTCCCAGTAACCACAAACTGGGCCAG